CTCTAAGCATGATTGTGCCCTCTGAGATAAATCAAGATGATATAGTAAAAGTTTTAGTAAACGAAGACGGTATTGAAGATACGATGTACGCCGTGGTTGCGATGAATACGGGAAAGACCTTAGGTCTCCACTATCTCAACCCAACTGAATCCGTATACAAGTCGGCCTGTGTGTATAAGGTTGATGAGGGTGACATGTGCCCTGCCCCATATGACAGTCTAATGGAACACTACCCACAAGGGACCACATTTGAAGACCTAGAAATGAAACGTGTCGATGTAGACATGTTTTCATTCTATTCTGAAATTGACGTGGAAGACACGGATAGCGATATCCATGAACTAAATGTAGACACCGAAACCGACTCTGAGATGGAGGGCTTCATTGTCTCAGACACTGAAATGGAGGGTCAAGATATAGCACCCCCAGGGTTTGCGGAGATTGATAAACAGTGGGATGAATGGAAGCCATCAACTCCAGGAGCTAGCAGTTTCAAAGAAACGATCAATCTGATTGAAAATCGCATCAGACGCCTAAGTGCATGATGCGTTGATTAAAACTAATAAAAAGCATTGCCAATCATACCAAGATGCTGGCTGCTATATGGTCTGATATAGACCGTTTATTAAAAAAAACTAACGAAAATGAAGAAAAGCCAGTGAATATAAATATTTGTAAGGATTGTTCGGGTGTAAAGATCTTCTCTCGAGAGGGTCTACCCGTTTGTAGTGAATGTGGTCTCGTGGAAGATCGCTTTATTGATGATAGTGCGGAATGGACGAGTGGTATTACAGACGATGGGAAGGTGAATGATCCATCTAGATGTGGTAACCCCAATGCCAATCCACAATTATTCTCACAAAATTGGGGGAAGGGTACAGTTATTTCTACACAAAGATCCTCGACATACGAAAACAAGCGGATGGCTAAGATTAATTTCCACATGTCTATGAATCACAGGGATCGTTCCCTATTTCACGCGTATAGAGATATTGACGAGGCGTGTCACACCCTCCCAGATATGGTATTGAAGGATGCAAAGATGATGTACAGGAAATTTAATGAAGGTAAACTTACCCGGGGTGCGGTAAGATTGGGGGTAAAAGCTAACTGTGTTTTATACGCATGTCGACTCGCTCAATTTCCTAGGACAACCAAAGAAATCGCGGATATGTTTGGAATTATGTCGAAGGATGTGAGTCGTACTACACAGATGTTCAAGGATACTATAATGGGGGCAACTAAAAAGAATTATGTGACGAAAGCTTTCGATGTGATGAGTAGATTATTGAATTCTTTCGAGGTTTCCCGCGAAGAGCGTCTCGCGTGTATCCAGATGTGTAACAAAACGGAGAGTTGTATAGACTTGATGAGTAAAACCCCGAATAGCGTAGCTTCGGCTATCATTTTCATGGTTCTCAAATACAAAGTTACAAAAACAGAAATGTGTGAAAAATGTTCAGTGTCAATCCCGACATTGAATAAGATTGAGGGTATTATAAAAAAACACTTAGAGGTTAGCAGTTAATTTTAATTATATGACTAAACTATTTCTCTCAACCCCCTGTTATGGGGGGATGTGCCTAGAAAAATATATGTCTAGTATGATCAAGCTTCAGCTCCTTCTCGTAAAAGAAGGAATTCAGATGTATCTTGATACTACAGAAAATGAATCCCTCGTGCATAGGGCACGTAACGTCTCAGTTGGTCGTTTCATGCAAAAGACTGACTGTGACTATTTTATGTTTATAGATGCGGATGTTCATTTTGACCCTGCAGCTGTCGTGAGACTTATCAAATCTGGTCACGATCTCTCGGTAGCGTGTTATCCCAAGAAGGTTGTGATGTGGGATCAAGCTGCAGCGGCCGTAAAAAGTGGTGATGAACGTGATATGTCGATGCTGTCTTCAAGTCTTGTGATCAATTTCGGTGCAAAAAATAGACCCATCCAAGATGGATTCATAGAAATTCTCGATGGACCAACTGGGTTTATGATGATTAAGCGTTCCGTATTTAAAACGATCGAGGATAAGTTCCCGGATCTTTGGTGTAAGAATGATCACCAGAATCGAGACTTTGATGATTATCACGCCGCATTCGATTGTATGATTGACCCCACAAATCGTAGGTACCTTTCAGAGGATTACGCATTTTGCCGTCGATGGCAACAAGCTGGTGGTAAAATATACGCTGATGTGAATACGACATTGGGGCATGTAGGTAATTTACCATTCGGTGGATGCCTAAACGATAGGCTTAAGGCTTAGACGAGACATACAATCATGAATCTTGTTACCATCATAGTTACGCGATCAAAGTCTTGCTCGGTGAAGACATTACATGCCATTCTCCGTCTAAATATGAGATGTCTCCAGAAGAATGTGAATAACGAGATTGTTTATACTATAGATGACCCGTACGCTAAAGCTGAAGTTGTACAAAAATACATGAAGTCACATGATCGTATTCTTTTTATTGATTTTGGTATTGGCATAGATGATGGTACGTTAGATCAATGCTTTGAACCACACGAGGGCGTGGGTTGTGTTGTTTTCCCGGGTGTAAAGGAGGGTATAGATTGGGAAATGTTTAAAAATAAAGTTAAATCTGAATCCACAGAACCTATTCCACAAATGGGTCTCCACTTCGATACAGATGTTAACAAACAGATTTCAGAAAATATCTATCAAGTTGTACGCACCGATGCTAAGGTGTGGATTATGAATACAAAAAATATTATCAAGACTATCAAAGATAAAAAGTCCGGGAACTATAAAATATTTCCAAAAATGTTTGAGAAATTCAAAGAACAGAACGTTCGCATAAATGCATTTACCGCATCTAAGTTGACTCAAACATACACACATGAGTGTGTGAGTAATATTCTAAACGCAGCGGGTGTGAAAATCAGTTAAAGTTTTCCACCCAATTTTAAACATGTCTATAAAGTCGGACTCCCCGCTTTACAAATATGTCGTGGGGTTTATTCATCATTCGTGGGGTAGTAAAGAATACTTTCCGGGTCCCCAACCTATTTCCGTTGAGTATAAACACTTTCCGATTATAAAGAAGGGTGACTATGTCGTATGTGAAAAGACGGACGGTGAGAGATATATGATGGTTGCCCTCTATTTTGAAGGCAAGAAGAAGTGTATTTTCGTAAACCGTGCGTTCAATATGTTCCAAGTTCCGATTAATCTCCGGAAAGATGCATACGATGGGACAATTTTGGACGGTGAACTCTACGAAAATACCTTATTTGTGTATGATGCTCTCTCCGTAAATGGGAAGCCTGTGTGGGAGCAAGACCTTCTCAAACGACTCGGTCACGCACTAAGTGTAATTGACCCTGTCATATATATGAAATTTGATAAGTATCGTCTCAAATTGAAAGACTTTCATGCGATGAAGGATTTTGGGATTTTTATGGATGAGTATCTCCCAACAGTTCAGCAAAAGGTTGATGGATTGGTTTTTACACCAATCAATGCGCCACTCCAAATTGGCACACACGAGACTATGTTTAAATGGAAACCCCAAGATAAGAATACGATTGACTTTCTAATGAAGAGGGAACCTTCTCGTGAGACACCCGGTTGTGTACCCGGGATTCCCACTTGGCGGTTGTACATACAGGAAAAGGGGAAGCTTCTATTTGAATCCGAAATTCCACATAACCGGATGTCGGATGAACCTTGGTTTGAGGATGGTGCCATCGTGGAGTGTAAGTATATACATTGGGAAGAACCGATGTGGTGGAAACCCATCAAGAGGAGACACGATAAAACGTACCCCAATAATCGACGAACCTTCTATAGGACTATCGTTAACATCAAGGAGAACATTCAGATGAAGGAGTTTTTAGATTGTAAACCATGAAGTAGTACCCAGCCTCGTCGGGTAATTCGTGTTCTTTTATAGTTTCATCATTAATAAGAAACCATTTATTCTTTCGTTTAGCGAATGTCACATAGTGACCATCATCCTGTTCACCCATATGGACAGCACTAGAAACTAGGTTATATTCATATTTATCGATAAGTATATTTTCAATTATCTGTATATGACTTTTACTGTCAAATGAAATCATAAGCACTTGAGGGAGTTTCGAAAATACCATACGAGTCGTAGCGACATTATGTACTTTACCCGTGGTATCTTCGAAGTTGTCTATAACATCCCAATCTGTACTCTTTTTTAACATTTCACCCATATCATTACCACTCGATCTAATTAGATGAACACTAAAATCCTCCTCTTTAGAGGTTTTTCCACCCGGCCATATAGTTTCCTGTGTCTTCTTACCATAGAACCAATGCTTGATATCAGGGCGAGCGCGTTCTAGTATATCAATAATACAAAGGATAGCCTCCTGTGTGTCGTGTTGTTCATTCGTTTTGAATCGCGGGAATTGCTTCTTGAAGGAATTTAGGAGGGGGGTGACATTTACATTCTCTTCACCCTTTTTCCAATAAACGGCAACTAAGTGAGAATATAATTGTGTAAATTCACAAGCTTCCTGATAAGGAATCTTTAAAAAGTAGTTTGAGAGAACTGGGATATACAAAAGGCATTGTAGAGCCGTATTAAAGTAACAGGTGTTTCCGTTATTTAACAAACCTTTCATTACATTTTACATACAAAAAACACTTAAGGGAAAGTCGCGTTGAGATAATGACAACGATGAACATTCAATCTATTTTTGACAAAGTTAAGCCCCTCTTCGATACACTGAAGGGTGAGGAAAACATTGAGGTTGAGATGCGCCTCGGTAAACACAATGGTTCACTATTTGATACCAATGTTGGTAAAGACGCTTGGGAGAAGGTTCTCAAGGGCCTGAGGAAGTACAAGGGGTGGGAAAGCACAAAATCCACTGTGGCAGATGTCTATTACAACGATGCCAATAGTATCCGAATTACAACTGACGAGGATTCAGGGGAACAGACAATGGTGCAAAAGATCAATGTCGTGAAGGAAGATTTCAAATGTGAACCCCTCGACGTTCGTTTTAGTATTTCCAGGGAAATCCCAAGTTTCGGACAATACGAGATGGATCGGAAGCGTACAAAGACACGCCACTCATTTGTACGCAAAAATGTGAGCATTGACATGACCATCTCATCTGGTGACAACGTTGATATGGACTCAGAGGATGAGGCATCCTATCAGATTGAACTGGAAATCTCAAATCCTCAGGATGTCAAGAATGACAACGAATTTTACAATATCATCCACAAGATCTCAGACCTCGTTAAAATTTTCTAAGTTAATAATAAAAATGTCTGTCCAACCAATGGCCAGTGCCATGAACCTCACCGCCCCCACCCCCACTTTCATGAACAAGGTTAGGGCTGGCAACCGACCCACCTTGATGAAGGTAGGTGCTGTGGTTGCGGTCTTGATTGCGATTGTTTTATATATGCGTCGCAGTGGTTCCAAGGAGAAGAAGGAGAAATACTTGATGAAGAAGATGAGGAAGATGATGAGATAATTTCTCAGTATATAATAAAAATGAAGACGAACCGCCCCACTTTGATAAAGATCGGTATTGTAGCCGCGGTTTTGGTTGCCGTAGTTTTGTATCTCAGGCAACAAAAGGAAAGTGAAACTGAGGGGTTCAGGATGAAGAAGATGAGCAAGAGGATGAGAAAGGCGGGGAGGAGGGCGGGGAGGAGGGCCTCGAAGAGCATGAAGAAATGGAGGTAGTGCTCGTGTCAGCTGTTAATAATTAAATAGAAGTATACTATATGATATTCTTGATCATTCTAGTAGTACTTCTTCTTGTAATGGAAAGAAATCACCATTCAGATGAAATTGGAAACTCGAAGTACTTCCATCTGAGTGACGGTAAGTCTAAAGAGACTTATCTCATTATGCGTAATAACGGGGTGAGTGATGAAGGATTGAAGAAATTTATTGAAATGGAGGATAAATTCTTGGAGCTTGAGTATGTCTCTGTGCGATCAGGTATCACACGTATAGTTCATGCGAGTCTCCTATCGAATAAAATAAAGGATTCGTTTCCCACCTACAACTTCAATTATCACACGATTCACTTGAAACAAATTGCAGAACCTGTGAAAAATGTATAATACTTAAACAGTAAAATGGTATTCTTGTTAAGTAGATGCGTCATCAAGTAGTGGAAGGACCGGATGGGTCTGTCGCGATAGCTTTTAACCAAGAAATTCCACCTGAAGAACCCCCACCTGCACCCACAATATCAAGATCTACAGATGTGGTGGCTGTAAAATACAATAAATATATACAATTATCTTTTGATTGTTTTTTTTTGGTGTCTTTGTTTAAGTTAGTCTATTTATTTAGAATAATCGATATAATAAATTTCATTTTTATTATATTGAGTACATTTGCAGTCCACACCGAACTACCTATATCTGTCGCCCCTATATTGGGTCACGTGGTGTATGCCGTTACAATAGCTCCGGTATATTGTTTTATCTCTGGATGGTTGGACTTTGCCTACTTAGTGACCTGTATCATATTATGCTCCACCTCAATTCTCACCGCTGAAAAGATTAGAGTTTAACATATTTAACAAATTCCATAGGAGCATCTTATGTTGTGGACTCTCTATAGCCCCCCATTCATCAATTATCGACATGATGAGCTTGTTATCATCAGGCTCACCAGTTTGACACAATTGTGGAGACACTCTAATATAGTCCGCTACAATGTAAATAACAGAATCTAGCAGTGCTTCCTTTACCCTATTTCTAGTATCATCACATCTTGGTAACCCGAGCTTTAACCGCCCGGTTAATTCCTCTCGGACGTGCATCTGCATTAACATTGGATCTAAACTTTAACCAATATTTTCGGTAGTTTTCGATTCCCTTCTTAGAAATCTTTCCATTTTTATTGAGAATGTGATTCGCCATAGCTTTTTTGTAATTGGTTCGTAAGTTGTACGGTACCCCTGTTACATTCGCATTGTTCATCAGGTATTTCTTCTCGAGTTCGCGACGTCTCTCCCTCTTCCATCGTTGCACTAACACCTTCTTGATGGCGTTAATATCGCGTTTGAAAGGGACCCCCAATTTATTCGTCTTATTAATGTTACGAATATTAGCTTGTATATTTTTGATATCATTGTTCAGATTGGGTTTGTACCTATTCATCCAAGTAGAACCGTAGAGCTTGGAAAGATCGTTACGAATAGAATTTTCATTCATCCTTCTTTTCAGTTCCACATTATTTGTCTTCATTGCTCGGTTTATATTCCGGCTAATATCCTTAGCACTCCTCTTATTGTCTGATACCTTTTTCTTTATGGCACGAGGGGAAAGTACCACTGGGGTGGGTTTAGCTGCGATATTGTTTCGCGCTTTTTCAATCAGTTTACAGAGAGTATCTTTAGTTTCTTTCCCATTCCGTTTGATTTTCAAGACATCACATATTCTAACGAGTTCAGGTTTAGGTAACTGTGCGCACATTTTACTACCAACTCGAAATTTAGTGGATGTTCCAGTGAGGGAAACATTCTTTTTCTTGGTGGTATTTTTAAATGTGACTGCTTTATTGGGTGACAAGTCTCTTATTTTTTCACATATTTCTTTTCTGGTGGAGGCTCGTGTAGAATTACCATTTTTAGTTCTAAAGTTGACAACGCCCATTTTCCTAGCTAGATCAATAAGTTCAGCTTTGGGCATGCGTTCACATTTCTTACTGTCAATTCGTAATACAGATAATTGAGTGTTATTGATAGCACGCGTTTTAGTTTTGGTTTTTCTCGATTTCAATAGATTTTGTAAGGCTGTATTCTTCTTAGTCTTCTTTTTGGTAATTTTTTTCAGTTTTCCAGATATCACAATTTGGCCATCTGCATGCAGTTCACGAATTACTCGGGATATACTTTTGAATGCATTTTGTAACACTTCGGGAGATTTGGCGCCAATAATTTGTACATTACCAGATTTGTTAATGTTGAGGGTGTAAAACTTTGTAATCCCATCCGCACTCTCCTTGTGTGCGTAAAGCATGGGAGTAATTTCAACTTCATATGAAGTTCTATACGTATCAGATAATTTCCTCTGTAACATGTTCATATCCCTAAATCCCCCATTTATATTGAATTGACCACTGAGATTGTTGAATTCAAATTCATTGGAGAGGAACGATTGATTGTCCGTATATTTCTCAACAACAAATTTACGAATGAGCTCTGGTTGGTTGGCAATGTCAGTACCGATAAACCCACCAGAGAATCGAACTTTACCATTTCTAAAAAAACTCACTGTAGCACCTTTAGTCTCTACATTGTTAGAAACCTCTAAACCAAACTGTACGGTACTAAATGGTTTCCTAATATCACCCTGTGGACCAGCTTCCTTCGTATGAGAAAAACCCGGTTGAAACTGACCATACTTACCTCGAATGTCCAATGTGTCTATATAAAGACCTTCACCAATAGGTGTTTTATCGAGGGGTCGTTTTAAAAGAAGGGGTTTGAGATCTAAGATTGGTGTTTTACCGAAATTCTTATTGACGAGTGCGTTAAACATACCAAGTTTTAACTCACTGATTTGAAGGTTAGACGCGGGCGCGACACCAAGGAATTCATCGGTGAATGTATCATTAAATTCTTCAGCTAATAGATTATTTACCATTTTTTTGTTATTAGAACTGAGATTGACATCCTTCTCAAATCCATTAGCTAATAGTCTATTTATCATTTTTTTGTTATTAGAACTGAGATTGACATCCTCAAATTCATTAGCTAATGGTGAATTCGCCTCAAATTGTTCGAAAGTACCCCGCTTAGGAGACTCTCGTCGCCTCTCTTGATTCTGGGTTCTGATGTAATTATTCACTACAGGTCTCGATGGCGGGATGACGCGCCTCTGAGGGCTGGGAGTCTCTACTCTGATACCAGATTTTTCAATGAATTCTTGAAATTCCCGATTCATTACTACCATTTACCAGTATTTTTTTTTAAAACTCGTCTGTGAAAGCGAGCGTTTCTTCAATCACATCGAGACCATAAATGATAGGCTGTCTGGGATATAACCGACCCTTGTAGGTAACACTCTCGTTCCTGACCTCAATATCCCGCGTACTGAAGGGTCCCATATAGAAATCTGGGTGAAACTTGTGCTTCCCCAGGTTATTGGATTGACAGTGCTGATTGAATACTGGCACAAAGAGCTTCTGGGGTACAAACAACTCTGTACCATACTCAATGTTCGTAGACTCTAGGAAGTTGGTTAGGGTACTCGCAACCATGGCAACCTGCTTTTGGATAAGTTTGAAGTAGGGTGGTACCACGTTCCAAATGTCTCGATCTCTGTATTTATTCGAATAGTCTAGGTATCCACGGATACATTTGAGTAGGATGGTAGGGAGTTCCTTCTCCAATTTCTTCTCAAGGTTGGGGTCCGCCTCCTGTACTTGTTTGGTGAAGTTCCAAGGGAGGATACGACGCAACACAGATCCAGAGTTATCTTTCCAGTTGGGGATTTCGTTACCACCGAGAACACCTGGTACTTTCCAGTCAATAGAAACCGCAGTCTTATTCTTTACTGCGATTGATACACTCTCACCTGAAACGATCGACTGGAACTCCGCCTGTTCGAGAGCTAGGTCACCCTTGATCTCTGGTGCAATGAACATGAAACTGTCTTTTAGCGCAGAGAGACCGAATTTTCTCTCGATATTGTTTCCCAAAACTCCAACATCCTGGCTCTCGTAGAACCGTTTAAATACACTATTGATGAGTGTAGACTTACCTGATCTCGCAATACCCTTAAAAAATGGGATAATTTGCCAGGAATCGAGATCACCGATATCATAACAGAGACGACCACCCATCACGTATGCCCAATTACACACTTCCTGATCAAACTTTTGATAGTTCAAAACTTTATCAAAGTTGGGGGTGGGGATGTCTTGCCAGTTCTCAATGTGTGAGTAATCATCAAACTGTTGATCGAAGTACTTGCACGAGATGATAGTCGGGTCGAGGCATCGAAATTCCTTACTGTCATAGGGGTAGAAACGACAGTCGTACACACCCCTATCGGGAATCCACTCCTTTCCCACGAACACACCATTCTTGAAAGACCACACGTTACGTCTCTTTTCAATCTCGGGGAATTGGGGGTCGATACACTTTGAAATATAATCAATCACCTCGCGGTAGATAGACCCCTTACTTGTAAAGTTCTTCCAGTTCAAAAACTCATCATCCTTTGGGGCAATATTACGCACAAATGTTTGAATCTCATACTTTAGAACCCAGGCACGAGTACCATACCCCTCGATTGTCTTGATTTCTTCGCAACAGTGATCTTTGTATCGGCGATACCCACATTTAGAAGCTTCGTCGAGGGTGTACAGAAGACACTTCTGGTAAGGAATACAATCCTCCATAGAATCTTCATCCATTGTGGATGGATCAGAACTCGATAAAACTTGGGGAACTGCCATGGGGTTAACAACACGCTCGTACGATATGAAATGACGCCTGATGTTTTCATACCCATCCTTGAGTTGTTTGATGACATTGTTGACACGTTTCCATACAGTGATCCCGTCATCATTTACATCCTTTGATTCAATCTTGAGATCCGCGATACGATTCTTCAGTTCCACTAGAAAGCGTCTCTGCCTTTCCCTTATACCCTTGATTGCCAGAATATCTATTTTACCCGGGAGTGGGTTGTTACCTTCATCCCAATTGTCACTGTGGATAAATTGCCTGTACCCCAATTCTCGGGCATTTCTATAATCCTGGGTCTGGAGATCCCAGTATATTTCAAATTTTCTTACGATATCAATTATTTGTTCTTCATTCATCGATTGGATTTGCTCCTTTTGCAACTCCGCCAGTGCCTCATACCTATTAGGTTCCTTATCGATGAAATGAGTGTTCTCCATTTAATATCATTATGACTTTTTCTTTTAACTAATTTACTCAAGCTTCTAATTTTTGAGTTTTGCCAAAATCTTTATAAGGATTTTGTTTTGCACTTGCATTTGTGTAGAAATCTCGACGAGAGCTGAGCACACAGTGTCCCCATCTGGGGTTGCCATGAGGGAAGTCATCAACCCGATAATATCAGTATCCTCTTCATCAAATTCATCCTCTTCGTCATTGACGGACATTTCTTCCTCTTCTTCAGTCATTTCGTCGTCTGTGATAATTTCACCCTCCTCGATTTCTTCAGGATGATTAGAAGCGGACATTTAATTTAGACCAAGAAAAATTCAAAACGGAATATGCGCGTTTGACCAGAATTAATTTCTCTGCCTATAGTACAACAACTCTCAAAATGGCCGGTGGTCTCATGCAACTCGTAGCTTACGGCGCTCAAGACGTCTACCTTACCGGTAACCCCGAAGTTACCTTCTACCAGGCCAAATACAAGCGCCACACTAACTTCGCGATGGAGAACATCGAGCAGACCGTCAACGGTACTGCCGCCAACTCCGGTCGCGTGTCCGTGACTGTCGCCCGTAACGGTGATCTCGTCGGTGACATGTACATCGAACTCGAGTCGGCTATCGCGGCTACCAAGACTGTCACCGCGGGTGACTGCAACTGGGTCGCGGAGCGTGCGGTCTCTTCCGTCGAGCTTTCCATCGGTGGTCAGCGCATCGACAAACACTACCAGAAATGGTGGCGTTTGTACTCGGAACTCTACCTCGATGAGGCCAAGAAGGCCACTTGGGGTAAGATGACCACTGCCGCGGATACCGGTGCCGGCACTGGTGCGGTGTACCTCCCCCTCGTCTTCTTCTTCAACAGGAACCCCGGTTTGTACTTGCCTCTCATTGCCCTGCAATACCACGAAGTCCGCATCGATTTCGATCTGGCTGCCGACATGGAGACCTTCCTTAACAAGTCCGTCTTCCGCGTGTGGGCCAACTACATCTACCTGGACACCGAGGAGCGTCGCCGCTTCGCCCAGAAGGGTCACGAATACCTGATCGAGCAGTGCCAGCACACTGGTACCGACACTGTTGATGCGTCTGCCACCAAGCAGGTCCGTCTGTCGTACAACCACCCCGTTAAGGAACTGGTGTGGTGCTTCTCCAACACCGCCGCGAAGTCTTCCCTGTGGAACTTCACCGCGAAGAACCTCGCCGCCGAGATTGTCCTCGAGTCCGACCAGAGCGCGATCGAGGCTTCCAACGCGTTCGTCTCCACCTCATCCGCGGGTGTCCCTATGGTGCAAGTTGGTACCGGTGGTGGCACCTCCGCCTTCACTGAAGAGGCGGCGGGTCAGCTCGAGACCTTCAAACTTGTCCTCAACGGCCAAGACCGCTTCAAGGAGCAGAAGGCTAAGTACTTCAACCAGGTCCAGGCGTACAACCACCACAGTGGCTGCCCCTACCCCGGTGTGTACTCGTACTCTTTCGCGCTCAAGCCCGAAGAGCATCAGCCCACCGGTACCTGCAACTTCTCGCGCATCGATAACGCGCAGGTTGCCGTCAAGATGGGTGCCGGTACCGCGACTGCCATGCACATGTTCGCCACCAACTACAACGTCCTCCGCATCCAATCTGGCATGGGAGGCCTCGCCTTCTCCAACTAATTTGTTGGTTTCGGTACAGTAATAAATTAAATCATAAATCATTTTTAAAATGCACAAATAATGCTATTTAAAAACGACGAGGCATACTCAACTAGTATGTCTACCCTTGCCACTTGTCAAATTATGTCCCCCATTGTACCACGATCTCGTTTTCACAAAAAAAAGTCTCGTGTAGCCGTACGTGCAAATTATAAAATTACACTCATTACACCCGAAGGTGATGAAACATTCGAGTGTGATGATGATACCTATATCCTAGATGCAGCTGAAGTGGAGGGTCTCGACCTCCCCTATTCTTGTCGTGCGGGTACGTGTTCTACTTGTGCAGCGAGATTGGTGTGGGGTGATATTGATCAAAGTGATCAATCTTTCCTTAGTGAGGAACAGGTGGAAGCGAACTATGTGATGTTATGTGTGGCTTACCCGAAAGATGATTGTAAACTTAAAATCGAAGTTGAAGATGAACTCTTCTAAATTCTAATTCCCATTTAAAAAAGAGAGTCGTATATTTTTAAATGACAATGTTCAAGAAGATAATGGATATTATGTTTAAAACCGAGAAAAAGATGTTAGGACGTTGGAATTTGAAGTCTTGTAACGAAATTTCAACATCTATTAATTCGATTTATCAGAATCGGGATCATTGTGGGGATACTATATGTAAGACACCCAAAAAGGCTTCGGAGTATAAAGTGAAACCTGAGAAACGCTAGAACTTTTTACAACACTTTTTTATCGATTTTCCCGCGGAAGAAAGAGCCTTCTTTGCAGCCTTTGCCGCCTCCCGTGCCCTCCTCGCCGCAGCCTGTGCCGCCGCCCTTGCAGCCCTCGCCGCAGCCTGTGCCGCCGCCCTTGCAGCCCTCGCTGCAGCCTGTGCCGCCGCCCTTGCAGCCCTCGCCGCTGCGAGAGCCTGTTCCCTTGCCCACCTCGCCGCTGCGAGAGCTGCATCTCTCACAGCATAGGCTGCCTTTTTGATTGCTTCGAATGCTTTATTGAAAAGTTCCCTCACCTTGTTTATAGCGTCTGTGGCGAATTTCCCAACTTTTCGAATTGCTTCGTTTACTTTACGTTTAATATCATTGAAAATCTTTTCACCGGCTCGCCCAATATCCCTAATCATAGCTTTTCCTCCATTGGTGATGCTATTGATAACCTGCTTACCCGCGCCAGCAACTTTTTTAACAGCCCCATTTACAGCCCCACCAATCTTCCTAATGACCTTTTTCCCACCACGGTCTATGTCTCTTATGACCTTTTGACCACCCTTTTTAATCGATTTTATAGCCCCCTTGACCCCTTTTTCAATTTTTCTGATCACCATCAAGAAACCCGCTTTCAGTTTTCGTATAATATCTTCACCCACTTTCTTGATCTTACCCCCAACTCCCTTGATCATCTTCCACAACTTCTTGAGTCCCCGGAAAATTTCTTTAAATAGCCACATGAAAAGTCTCTTCATTTTCCCGGGTAAGGTTTTTAGCCAATTCTCAATCCATCTCAATGGTTGGAATTTCTGGTACGCTGTATACCCTGATGCAGCGAGGGATACAGACATCCCTAATAAAACAACAATATCGTAAAGCATATTGTTGTTTTATTATTACAAGATATATAAATATGACTATCATCTCATTCTAAACAATTTAGCGAATTGTCGTCGAGCTTGTTTAGCTCCTTCTGCTGGAGCCTTCCTGATAGCTTTACCTGCAGCCTTCCCCATATTTTTAAACCCCCTATCAATCTGTCCTATAGCTCTTTTACCCGACCCCGCGATCTTATTAACAATCTTTTTACCTGAGTTACCTATGGATTTTATAACCTTTTTACCGGCACCAGCAACTTTATTCACAATCTTTTTACCTGCGTTCGTTATTTGTTTGGGTATTTTCTTGACACCGTTCGATATGGTGCTTATAATTTTCGTAAAAGCTCTCTTAATTTTATTGAACATATCCGTAAAAGCTTTCTCAATTTTTTTGATCACCATCATGAAACCTTTAGCTATTTTCTTCGCTATACCCTCAATCTGATTCTTTATCAATTTAAAACCAGCTTTGATAGCATTCCAAATCGTAGTGAGAATTTTCAATAGCGCCTTCTTTATAGCCTTGAGGGCGTCGAAAATCAATTTTATAAATAAATTAAAAAGTTGTTCAAGCTTTCTGGGTAAGAATTTTGTGAAAAACCATTTGACCCATTGGGCTGGTTTAAATTGTGTATATGTGACATACCCTGATGCAGCCAGTGACGACGACTGTGCCATCACAACAGCAAGTTTGACAACAAAACTTGACATACCTATCTATAATAGGGTAGCAAAAAAAAATGATTAGAACTTTGAGATTTGTTTTCCAATTTCCTTCACCACCTTCTTACCGGCACCCGCCACCTCATTTACAGCCTTCTTACCGGCACCTGCCACATCATTGCCAATTTTCCGACCAGCACCAGCAACTTTATTCACAATTTGCTTACCAGCACCAGCAACTTTTTTAACGGCACTTTTACCAAACTTAGCTACATCCTTGACAACCTTCTTACCCGCACCAGCAACCTGCTTGACAACCTTTTTACCCGCACCAGCGACATCCTTAACCACCTTCTTACCAGTGCTCGCAACTTTTCTGATCGCCTGCTTTACAAAATTAGCAATCTTCCTTATAACCCCCTTGACGATTTCTTTTATTTTGTTACCAATATTCTTGGCGAACTTTGCAATATCTTTGACCGCTTTCAATAAACCCTTGATCGCCTCCTGAAATAACCATCTGAAAAATACGATAGGATTATATTTATAAGCCCCATATGATATTGCGCCACAAGATGACGACGACATACAACTCAACGTGCACACTGGTAGAAGCATATCAACTATCATCCCCATGACGGAGGCTCTTGCTTTTTACAAAGAAAAATATTCTCACCGTAAAATCGTCTCGAGTGTTCTCGATCGGGGTACAGGAATACCGAAGGGTGATAAAAGTGTCCGTAAAATTCCGGTGATAATCTTATAGAGATTCATGTTGAAACTCGCGTAGACAGACGCGGCTAGACAACCGATAACGCACATCCATCCTGCTAATATACTTCCTATCAATCTCAATATCATCGGTATATATATACATTCTTCTGAGAAAATAATATAAAAACACGGTACTCTATATAGATATGTATGAGATTTACACTGATGGAAGTTGTCTCGGAAATCCTGGACGTGGTGGCTGGGGTGTGGTTAGTGATAACTTTAAACTCTCTGCTGGACAACCTAATACCACAAATAACCAGATGGAGATGACCGCAATCCTCAAAGCCCTGGAGGAATGCTCAAAGAGAGATATCCAAGAAGTCCGCATATTTACAGATAGTAATTATGTGAAGAATGGAATAAATGTATGGATCATAAACTGGAAAAAGAATGGGTGGAGGACTTCTACGGGTACACCAGTTAAAAATAAAGAGTTATGGATGGCTATTGATGAAGCGCGTAATAAATTGGGACTTGTTGAATGGAAATGGGTAAAAGCCCACAATGGAAACCCTAAAAATGAGGAAGTTGACAAATTAGCCAGGGACAGTGCGAATAAAGTCTCCGTGTAAAATAGACCATGAGTGTTAAACAAGACGAACAGGGTGAATGGTGTGAAAAACAAGAAAAGTTGCTTATAAAATGGGCGGAAAAGGCGGCTGGGTATCGCTGGCTGCATAATCACGCACGCCTATTCTATAAGAAACAAAACGACTGGTTAGCCTACCCGAGTATAATTATAGCGAGTATAACAGGTGTTGGTGGTTTTGCAGTGTTAAATCCGAGTGGGAATGCCGATGTTTCCAATGATACCAAAAATAAAATTATGATAGTCCAATACTTTTTTGCATTTCTCAATGTACTCGGTGGGATACTCACCTCTATTAGTAAATTTAGTCAAAGTTTAAGTCTCTCAGAGGCGCACTCAGCCCAATGTGTACAATGGTCTAAATTCTATAGAAGTATAGACATGGAACTTTCACTTGAGGTTAGACACAGGGGTAGTGTGCTTGAATTTATTATGAAATCGAGGGAAGAGTACGACAAACTTCTCGACGATTCACCGGATATTCCAGCTATTACTATCCAAGCGTTCTTAGTACAGTTCCCGGATAAAGAGAATAAACCGGATGTATGTAATGGTCTAAGTATTATTGTAAATGACGATGCTGCATCTCTTACGGGTTCTAGACGCGCGGTATCACGGTGGTTAAATGCATTAAAAAATACATCAACCACCAGGCGGAAAAGTAGTGAAATGGACCGAACCGACTCCGTGTAAAAAATATTTATGTATATTAATTAAAAACAATGGCTGCCCTTGAAGCATTCTCTAAAATGTTCATTCTAGCTGGTATCACTGCATTTTTTGGTTTCATTTACATGGTCTATGATAAAATGAACCCCAATGCATTCGGTTTTCCTCGGGGTAAGAAGAAGAGTCTCCTCGACCCATTCTACTTTTCCTTCACTACCATGAGTACCGTGGGGTATGGTGATTTCAGCCCCAAGGACAATACGTCTAAGATGCTCGTGATGGCCCAACAAGCCGTTCTCCTCTTTGAGGTTGTATCTTGGATTTCCGACCGTGACTCTGTTGTCAAGGTGGTTAACGGTGCTTTAGCAGCCAATTCTCTAAAGACTGTCTAAACCTACTTAAAGTTGATGTTTCTATATAATAGGTGGGGGGGGTCCCACCGTTCCTATAGCTCAGTTGGTTAGAGCGTGGTGCTTATAAAACGTTATATATGAGTAGGGTAATACCTATACAAGGCACGCCAAGGTCACGGGTTCGAGCCCCGTTTGGAACATCTTTTACAATCAGTTTTCCTCATTGTAAAATATGTGTTAAAGATAGTATCCGTTTGTAAAACAATGTTAGTTATTAAACCTATTATCGTCAGACCCCACATTCACCTTCGCGCTAAAAGCACCGACCTAGATGACTTCCCGATACCATCGGAAGCCCCTGGTGAGGGAAAGAGACGATTCCCAACTTGGGATGAAAGAGATCCCGTAGAGGATCCACCAAAGAAAGTGAACCCCATTAAGAAGTTTCTCATGGACATGTTCAAAATTGATCACGAGAAGTTCCGTGAAGATGATAAATGGGCGAGTAGAATAAAGAATAAAACCTCTAATTAATAAATGTCCCTCACTCTCACATTTTTTATTCCCCACCCACGAAACATCCGAACCCGCACATTTACAGAGACTCCGCACAATACGACAAAGAAATCAATACCGATTGACCCCGATCAATATGATACCGAGGAAAATCTAGAGCGACACGTACTATACCCTAAACGATGAGTATTTTGAGTTTACAATTTTTGTCAAATCCATTTATACGAATCTTCCCCTCGTCAACAAGACGTTTAATCTTGCGACCAACCTCTAGGTTGTCGTCATACGCCTTGTCGTGTTCAGGACTAGTTGGTAAATTTGGTATGAACATATTAAATGCCACCATCTTTTGGGCCATTGAGAGTTCTTTATCTTGAAGTATGTGTAAAACGTTTTTGGGAACACTAGAAGTGTTCATTTGAATTGTCATCGTTTGTGTTCTTTAAATACCTAAGTGAATCCTATTCCAACTGATACTCAACACTCAAAATGTCTTTCACTTTCGATGACGAACCTGTGTACAAGATTGGTGACTCTTTCACCATGAGGAACATCCTCAACATCGTCGATAAGATGAATGCCGCCATGCCCCACTACGAGTTCGAACCTGAACCCGTTTGTGAAGGTGGTATTCGCGTGAAACAAGATGGACACGGATACAAGACGTTTCGTCTCAATTTTAACAACTGGCCTTATTTTGGTCGCCATGGTGTGAAAATGGAGGATATCGATACAAAGTTAATTGCATATGACTTTACTGGTAAGGGGAAAATGTATACCAGATTCAAAACTTTACAGGATGCACCTGAATGGACGAAAGAGGAAGTTAAATGTGTCGATACAATCGTCCGTGGCGAGGGGATGAAGAGAGTTAGGGCTTAGAATTATTTTTAGTTGAAAATAAAAAATGTCAACTGTTAATATATGAATCACTCATCTGCGGTCGCCCTTTCTGTAATTTTAGGTTCAGCATTCTATGTGTTGATGGAGAAATCCATTCCAAGGGAAGCAAACTGTAGTTATCTCGCGTCACCAGTGACAGATGTTCTCGCATTTATATGGGGTTTTATTGTCATGTGGTACGGTGTGTATATATATGATAATCCTATACTGACAGGTTTAGGTTCGACTGTTGTCATTGAACACCTATGGCAATTGAAACATAAAGGAATCAAAAAGTTGCGCATGTCAAAAATATCTTAAATCTTTTTTCACCACTACCACAGCCGGAACAGAACCCTTTGGTGGTTTCTTACAGAAAATCTTACAATCACAACAATCCCTTACAGACACGAGTTGCTTTTTAGTCGCGTAACATCGTGTCGGTAACATAATATCTTTGGAGAGGTAACGAACTATCTGGTCTATGAGTATCATCCTACTTACTTTTAGGTTTTTATTTATTGCGTAAAATCTCAGACTGTACATTAGGATTAAAATTATAAATTACTATTAATGCTAAGTATAGCCATTATTCCGATTGCGTTTTTCACGTTCACCTCTATTTATTGGGTTTGCGTATGTGCGAACGCACGTGATGACGTTGATACAAGGAAATGTACTCTCATTCCGGGGTAAAGAACTTAATTAAAAATACGATCAATGTT